AACTAAAGCTTTTCCTCTCCATTTAATTGGTTGATACGCATCTGACAATACCGTTGAACTTTCTCTAAGTCTATGATCTCTGACTCAATGGTTGTCTTGTCGTCATACATTTTAAAACCTGCACGACTAGCATACTTAATGATGTTACCCCGCCAGAACTCAAAGCCATTGCGCATGATGTAGGTGATAGGTTCTATCTTCCACCTTGCGTAGTGGTCTGGTTCATTGACTATCTCTTGATTAAACTTCAGCATTATATACCCCTGTTAATTAGTGCCCTGACCTTAGCTCGACTACGTTCATCTGTAGTCAAAGGTCTTATGTCTGTTTGCTCTACTACATATGCGTTGTTGTACCTAAGAAGATGGGCTTCAGCCTCCCCTTTTGTTTCAAAGATCAAAGGTTTTGATTCGTAAGTAAAGGGGTTCTCTGCAGAGGCATACGCCCACTCATCTTCATCCACCTCAAACTTAACTAAGTATTGACTACTCATGGCTTAGACCTCGCTCAACTAAGGTGACAAAACCTACGTTAAAGATAGCTTCAAATGTCTCAGGGTCACACTCAACCTGTAAGGTAGCACTGCCATCTTCATGTTCTTCTATCTCTGTTACCTTGATAGGTTTGCTAATATCTTTAGTCATCTGTATTCTCCTTTTTAGCTAGTAGTTTTCTAGTTCGTTATAGTCAGTCACTTCTACTAGTTGTCCTTTTAACTCTTCAACTTCAACCCACCAAGTTATACGATCAGGGTAGCCACCAGTACGTTCAGCTACACTTGAAACAACATTCATCATGTCTCTTACTTGAGGAGCAGACATGTGGTACTGAGGTGAGTTTGGTACCCTGTAGTAGTCTTTGTTTTCAGGCCTCAGCATTTCTTGAGCGTTATCAAGGTTATCCATGTCCATGAGGTAGAAACTACGTATCTTAGCCTTACGATAATACATTACTTGTTCTCCTTTGTATGCTTACGGAATCGTTTATTGTACGCACGTTTGATCTTCTTTAGCTGACCACGTTTCCACATGTAAAACTTACGTGCTTTAGTGAGGCCGTCATACTCATCACCACCCTTCATGGGGATACGTTTGGTCACTCATCATCTCCTACTACTGGGGTATTAGTAATGGCAAGTATTGCCTCTTAACTAATACTCTGGTGTCATTAGTATATCTTCTAGTTTAGTCAAAGGATTAATCCATTAGTGCATCCCATGCTACAGGGAATAGCTCAATCATCTTACGATCAATCTGATTAGCCACCTGTCGTGTCTCTTCTTGTGTGTCAGGCTTACACCGTAGGTTACACATATCAGCAAGGGCATCAAGGCTACCTGACCAGTACCACTCAGTCATAGTGTTCTGAGGCAGTACCATACGTGCCTGTTCCTCACACACATTCTCTTCTAGGAGGTGATCATATAACATAGCTACAAGACGTTGTGTTGTCTTGATGTTAATGCCCTGTACTTCACCTGCACTACCCTGCTTCTTATCCTTAGCCTGTCCACGCCATACATCAGGGTGGTAGAACTCAGGTGCATCACTGACATACCTACGACTGATCTCATTCCAACGTAAGAACTTATGCTTCACTAGCTGTCGGGCTACGAAGATGGGAGCCTTGACGTGGAAGGATGCAAAGGCATGGCCGAAGGGTGACAGGTGTTTATGCTTGGCTAGGTACTTGATTAGCTTGGTGTCACGGTCACTTAGAATCTTTAGTTGAGGATGCATGGTACTGTGACGCCAATCAAGATAAGCCCACTCACTTTTCTTACCGAAGCTAACCCGTGCTGCGTTTACTACTGACAGGTCACTGCCCATGTGGTCTACATATGTTGCTTCAATCATCGACGGTCACTCCAATACAATCTATTGTTTCGTTGTCACTGTTCACCATAACGGCAGCACCCTTGAGGTTAGCCCTACACAGTGTCTCATTATCGTAATTACCTAAGTCATAGTACCGAACCCCTTGGTCTGGTACAAAGACAAACCACATCAGTATCCATACGGTGTTCATACTTCATCTCCTTATCATTGTCTCTGCCGCCTGTCCAATGCAGACTTAGCAGTTTTCAAACTGAATTTATTATAGGGGTTAAGACTTGCCACACTCTTATGACCTGATACAGATTGAATTGCAAGCTGGTCTACACCACTCTCAATCATCTGCACTATCGCAGTCTTACGTAGGTCACCCACCCTTAGGTCATCAGGAAGCCCTGCAGTGGCCTTAACCTCCGCCAGCAGGGCTGTCATGTTATGGACGGTTAGTGGCCTGTAAGACCTGTCTGCTGCCTTGTGGTAGGGTACCACCCACTGTTGGAAGTCCCAGTCTCCCTTCTGTTCAGATAGCATGTCAAATATATTATCTGGTATAGGTAACTCAACCACTGCACCACGTTTACTTTGGGTGATGGTTACAGACTTCTCATCAAGGTCCACATCATCCCACTTAAGGTTTCTTATATCAACAGGACGTTGACCCCACTCATAACACATAAGTACAATCATACCTATGTTCCTCCACTCAAACTTTGTGAAGGCAACGTCAAGAAACTTCATCACCTGATCGTGAGTCCAGATAACTGAACGAGGTGTGCTGGTTCTCTTGCGTACCCTAGCCATAGGGTTGAGGTTTAAGAGATCCAACGACACCAAGTAGTTCATGAGAACAGAGAACACCCTAGCATTGTGGTTTGCATTTGATGTAGATGTCTCCGATTCCCATGTGTCGTACATCTCAGTACAGATTAGAACATTAATACTGTTGATATTAATCTTACTAATCCTCTTGCCCATCACAGACATACGACCAAAGGATGTGAGACAAGCTTCGTAACCTCTCTGAGAGGAGGCAGAGAGTGAAGCAAAGTGCCTCGTTCTAAAGTAGCTGTCTACTGCATCCTTGTATTTCATATCTTTCCTAACCAATGTGTACAGTCGTCATGAGGATCATCCATGCTGATCTCCTTGGCCCACCCTGTAGGATTCGAACCTACGGCCTACTCATTAGAAGTGAGTTGCTCTATCCAGCTGAGCTAAGGGTGGGTACTATAGTAGTACTTAAGTATATATATTTATAAGATATATTATAAAGTATATTCTTTAAGTAATACTTAAGTATATTATATAGGTGAGCTTGACGATCTTGTCAAGTGCGACATTCTGTCTCATCAATAATAATACTTATTCCGGTTAACAGACTCATAGTAATAACGACTGTCATCTACACACGCTTCCTCTGCAAGTGAGTAGTAGTTGATGCCCCAGTCATCCAGTAACTCTGCTATTTTTTGAGGGTGATCTTGTATTAGATCTTTCATTGCCTGTATGTTAGATTCGTCAGGCTTACTGAAACCTCTGTAACTAAAGTCATCCCAGATATCTTCTCTTGAAGCTGGGTCACGTTCAAAGACTAGCTGAGTCCAGTCAGCACACACAAGTGCTGTAGCAAGTAGCTCTGCATACTTTAGATCTTGTGTTTCATTGACGCCATGCTGACCATAGTAACCTACACTAATGTTAGTACACTCTTGCACAACACCGATGTATTCGTTACTGTCTGTGTAAGAGCCACCATCATCAGCCACTAACTCAGGCATACCCAGTGCATTGGAGAAAGACTTAGCGAAAGCCTCTGATGCAGTACGTATACCCATCTGGTGTGTTACTACAGACGTATCACCAAGCCTATCAAAGGAGATCACAGCATCAACACTACTGATCCACGCAGGGTTATCCTCTACCAAAGCCCGACTGCCCTTACATCCAGACTCCTCTGCTGCATGGACTACATACACACCAGCTACACCAGCCTCAATCATGTTGAGCATGAGCCATATACCAGTCGTACAATCAGCACCTAGGCAATTAGATTTTGTACTGTCTGCAATAGATACTACATCGTTTGCGACAATCAATTGCTGCATGCCCTCAGTACGATGTACTGTGTCGTGATGTGCAGTGAAGCACAGGTTAGGCTTGTCACCCACACTCAGTGTGTAGTTACCATGTCTGTCAGGTAAACCAAACATAGGTTCGAGAAACCTGTTACAGAAATCTCTTTGCGTCTCACTACCCTCAGGTCGCTTGTAACGCAGCATTTCAATTAAGCTATACATTATTTTTCTTCCTCTTGTTTATACCAATAATTGTTTGGGTTCTGTATCCACTGATCGCCTGAGTCCTTCAACTCTTGGTAAGATACTAACTCATCATCTGTTGTAGTACATAGCCTACCGTTGGGGTACAAATCACCATCCCAATCAGAGAAGAAGTAGTCATCCATAGACTGCGGTGAGACCCAAGAATTTTCTTCTTCACACCAACATACATCATCAATGCTCCAATTCTTATCGTCATTACAAAGCACAAAGCCGTCACCCTCTTCCAGTGCCCATGTAGAGACAGTCAACTCTAGTCTACGACCGTTCTGAGCCATGCAGTAGGCTATGTTAGCCTGAGAATCATGGAAGTGCTCTTCAGCATACTCACACCAGAAATGGTTCTCGTTAAAGCAGTAGTCACATGAGTTACCCTCCCAATGGTCAGACCACATAGAGTCCCCTTCGTTCATAGGATCACCGCAGTTGACACAGGGCTCACCAGTGTCACCCAAGATACCTTGGTACTGACTGGCATCTACATCACCATCATATTCTTGGATAAGATACTTACCACACTCAGAGAGACCTAGGGTACGTGGTTCAATGTCTAAGTAAGGTCCAATGAATTGACCTCCTTGATGATCATAAGCAGGAATGGCGAGTAGCTTTGAGCCAGACCATTCGGGGTCTTCTATCTCTGCACCTATCTCTAACAGGTGTGCCTCTAGCATGTCAAGTGCTTGCTCTGATACACCATACATAGGACCAGCTTGAGGTATACCACTCTTGTGCTTTGTGTACACTACACACCTACCAGCTATGCGCCCATCAGTGTCAGCTACCTTGACTACAATAAAGTCTCCACTGGCATACGCCTCTACGGGGTGACACTCAAGGTTACTGAAGTCATATCTCATGCAGCTGGATGCAGATGACTTGCGTTGACAGGTGGTATCTATGTTCTCCACCTCCGCTTGAGAACCAGCATAAGCTTCTTTGAAATCACTCCTGTCAGAACCTGTAGACAACTTTAAGTCTCTGATACGAAACTTATTTAGGTAGTCGTTGCACAACAGGATGACCTGCTTGTGATCAAGCTCAGGGAACATCATAGATATAGCACGGCCAGGTTTCATAACTGTTTGCCTGTCTTGCAATCGCATATCAAGGTCTTTATAGATACTGATCTTACCTGCACTAATCTTAGATCGTATAGGTACGAAGCAATGAAGCCTACTACGCCAGTTGAATCTTTCTATGACATTAGTGCCGATACCAGACAGTCCGTGATTGGCCACAAAGTAGTTTACAAACCAATTAAACAGAGGTATATCTACTTCAGCATTAAGGTATCCCTTGGACCTCTTGACCATGTACTTCTCGTATGGCCCCCACTGTTTGATCACTGGGTCAATCTCGTCCTCGTCAGGTACCACCTCACGCTTTACCATGAACCCATGAGCTGAGCTGATGTGTACCCAGTACCTGTGCCCGTCATCTAGTGTGACAAACCCACCCACAAGTTCCTCTGCATCACCTATTACAGCACGATCCTCCTCGACTGCATATGTTTTATACTGTGTCACAACCTCAGAGTATAGTATTGGAAACCGTTCTGGTTGATTCACAGCCACTAAAGTATACTTCATTTTACATCCTCCAAAAATAATGCCCCACACAATTAAGCATGGGGCTATGAATTAGGCATCCATGATACCTACTTTATGTTCGGTAACAGTGACCACCTTGAATGTATCACCTACCTTTAGCTTACTGCGTAGCTTACCAAACTCAGTAGCAGACATCACCCTACCATTCATGATGTACCCACCACGTTTGATTACAGTGTTCATCCTACCCTTAGGCAAAGTCTTAGGCGCAGCTGTACGTGCTGGATCAGGGTTACGTGCAGCAGACTTAGGCAGGAACCCAAGACGCTTATAGTGATACGACAAAGTAAACGTGGACAGTTGTAGATCAAAGTGAGCCAGAGTTGCAGGTGCAGTATGGTTGCTGTAATACTGGCAAATCTCCATCCACTTTGCATCAGAAAAGTTATAGCGAATCGCACATTTTGCTGTAGTATTAGTCATGATTTATCTCCTCAGATAATTATAAGATACCTCAATGGTATCACACCACGCACCAGTTAAGGTGCGCAGACTGATACTATCGTACTGTTACGTTCGTGATGCCCTTACTTCTAAGCGTCACAAGCATACCTTCTATACGCACCTCAGGCATTGTCATATAGAATATGTCATCAATATATACCCTTACAGTTTTACCCATCACATCCACCCCGATTTTCTAGCTTCACTGACGCCTATCTGTATAGCTTGAAGCAAGGCATCACTGGTCACATCATAGTCAGGCACTAGGTATCCACCCATAAGCTCGGCCTCAGTGTGCCCAAAGTCACTGTCGTACTGCACAAGTTTCTGCACACAGTCAGTTAAGTCCCTGCCCCTGACAAACACAGGTTCTGCACCTGATTCCACCTCGTACCACCCAGACAAAACATACCTACCTTTTTCTGTATTAGTCATATCAATTCCTTTCATGAGAGAACACCCCACGCTTTCACATAGGGTGCTGCATTACTTTATATTTAGGGTGGGATTTATGCTGCAACTTTAAGACCTGAACGCTGTGCCTGTAGT